GCCCCGAAGCGGGCAAGGGGCGGGCGGGCCTATGGCCCGACCTATGCGATGGTCGGCGACAACCCCAATTCATCCGTCAACCCGGAGGTGATCGCACCGCTCTCGCGTCTGCAAGCCATTCTCCCCGCTGGCGATAGTTCGCAGAACTTACAAATAACCCTTGGCAGTCAGTTGACTGCCAAGGGTTAGATTTGATCTATATTCTGAAAAAAGAGAACTTTAGGATTGATGTGTTGACTGGGCAATATTATTTTGTCAAAATTTCAGCCTCACCATATTTGCCGTTCTCGCTATATAAACCAAGTTTTCCATCACGTTGTATTATAAAATATTCACCGTGATTATTATCATAATCGATCCTGGTTTCTTCATCTATCAAACTTGATTTGACATCTTCAATAGATTCTCCTCCAGCGCTATATATAGTTTTCATTTTTTCAATTTGATTTGCATCTTTAAAATAAATCACCGTGAAGCCGAATTTCTCGGTACTCCATCGACCTATAATGGTCATATCAGCAAGATCCTCTTTATTATGCTCATCTTGTTCCTGTGTAAATCCCAGAATTGAAATTTCGAGGTCTGGATCAAAATGCGAAGTTGCCCAAGTGCCGGGAGTGTTTGGTAACTCGTAAAAAATATAAAATCTCTTTTGGCGAGGTTTGCTCTTAAAAACTTCATCTGCTAATGTTGCTAACTGCTCTACAGATAACTTTTCACTAATATTGATAACCAGTTGATTCTTATCTAATACAGGATTACTATTATCTTCAGCCACAGAATATGTAAAACTGTCAGGCAGCGGCTCTTTTTTGTATTTCCCTTCGGCACATGATATAGCCAACATCATTAAGATGCTATACAATAATATTTTCAGTTGCATATTAAAAAAGTTAGGTGACATTATTTTGAATAAAGATAGTCATAATTTGGTTAAGTTCATCGCCAAGATTGAAAAACATATAGACTGGTCGAATGAAGATGGCAAACTTGCAGACCCCAAAACAGCCTAATAAGCAGCTAAGGCTATTTTTAGTCTATGATTCTCAGCAACGTGAATGCTAAGATCGATAAGCTTAATGCCTGATTTTACTTGTAGCATTAATATACTCCCGACACACACGGTCCACAATATCTCGGAGTGATCTCAATTTCGCAAGGCAGTTCTGATAATCCTTTTCATAGACCTTAAAGGTCGGCAGATTTCGGGAATACCGAAGATAATACAACAACTGACCATACCACATTCTATTGTTGTTCTGTGCCGGATTGAAGGACTCGGCCAAAAGCCATGAAAAATGGCGGACTCTGAAGTAGCTGTATTCGAGATGCGAGCATCGTATGACATCGCCATAAAATACAGATTCTATGGCCTTAAACAACATGTCTGCGGTGTAAAACAGATTTAAGGCGGCCATCCGGGGTTGGCCGTCCTTCCATGCAGACTCGGCTCTATTCAGAAAAACTTCGGCGAAGTCAGCGAAATGCTCATAGGCCGCTTGGTGCAATGCCGGATTATACGGCTGCCGCTCTATGGGGTAATGGCATTTTTTATTATCATAGACAAGGATACCTTCGTTGCAAATTGAAATAAAAAAGCAGTTGCCTTTCGAACAGTTGCTTTTTAAGGACGACAGAGAACAGGAGTGCAGGAATATGTTTTCTTCTTTGCGATTTGGGCGGCAGAAAGCGGCGTCCAGAATTTCCGTGATTTTGAAGGTGTTGATCCAGCATTCCTGCTGGCTCACAAGCAGTAATTCGTATCCGCCCAAAACACTCCTCATAGATCCATTGGCGTATTTCCCGAACAATATGATAAGGTCAACCTCCGCATGCCTGCGGATGATTCCGACAATGCGCTTGAGCTCCTGCCGGTTGATTTCGGGGATATCGGCTATGGTGGTTCGTTCCGCCTGGTTCATGCTGGGGAGATTATTTAGATATTTTATTCTCGTACATGATTAATCGGCGGTTGCACACCAGACTGATGATCTTTTTCATTTTTTCGACATACGCGATATCTGTCGTGACGGTATGCGGCGAGACCGTGAAGTTGTAATCAAAGCGGGCGGCATCCAGATAGTTCCTCAACCGTGGAATTGTACTCATTGCCGTGTATTGCCCGGAGTCGAACATGACCATCAAATCCGCCGAGAGTGTCCGCAGGCTGACATAAAGCTCCTCGATATTCTCACTGTCGGTTTCGAAGTGGTAAAATACGAAGAAGAGCGTTCTGAAATACAGCAGGGCGGCTTGTGCGCACAGAAAGGCGGCCCTGCGGAAATCGCAGGTGATGGTGGCCTCTCCCGCATTTTCCAACAGTTGATTGCCCAGTCCGTAGATATGCAAGAAATAATACAATGCATCGTTCCGCGCCGCGCCGAAGTCACAGCAGGTCTGCGTCGGAACTCGGTATCGTTTATGGCAGTACAGCACCGTGCCTTCCGTTTTGGCAAGATGGAAAACGGGCGAATGGGTGTGCGACGCGATGAATTTTTGGTGTAGATATAAGGGTTGATATAACCTATCCCGCGATGCTTGGGCGGCATTTTGAGTTTGAGATACCGCCTTGCCGCCTGCTCTCCGGTCAGGTGAATCTCATCGGTAATGATCAGCAGGTCGTAGGCGGCAATATCGCTGTGGGGAGTTCCTCCGGCAAGTGAGCCAAAGAGGATGACGGCTTCGGGGCGATAAACCGAACTTCGGAGGATGTCAACTATATGCTGAGCCTCCCGCGTATCATACAGAGTTGACTCTACTGTCTGCTGGCTTACGGCCGCTGGATTCATGACGATTTCGACCGACTGCTCCAGTCCCGTGTTATTTATATTTTCCATTTTTTTTCGATTAATTACAGGTAATACATATACGATCCTTGCTGTGGGCAAAGACACAAAAATCAGTAATAGAATGACTTGTAAAAAATGGTTAATCGGGAGGATGGGAGTAGACAGAGTCTGGATTGTTGCAGGGCAGGAACTGCCCGCATGCCGGCTCATGGCCAATCAGCATCGTGATGCCGATAAAATATTGCGTTCGCATAAAAATAAAAAAGCGCAGCTGCGAACACAATATTTTGCTTTTGGAAGCTCAAAAAAGGTGTCACTCGCGGGCCGCTAAACCCCAATGACTCTGCACATACGTTAGTATGTACTTTTTTGAGAATCATCACAAAAGCTGTTTCTTATTATATTCGCACTGCAAACATAAGAAAATATTTCTTATATCCGCTTAATTATTCGACATTAATCGAATGATTCTCAATGCGAAAGATCACTTTGTAATGAATCTCAATCTATGTTTCGGAGTATTAGCAAATTGCCGTTCTGAATATCTTGTCGTCAACAAAGATATGAAGAATTTTTGAAAGCTGATTTTGCCCCAAAGAGACATTGTATCCGCTGTGATCGCCTGCGGCTGTCTATTTTCACAGCGACAAGTGAAATCAGATGGACGAAATTCGCATAAAAGACCTGCCGAGCGCGAAGGGGCAACTGGATAGATTCGATCAGTTCGAGTTTATTGTCGATATTCCGGCGGCCGAGGCGTCGCTGAAGGTGTCGGGAGCCGATATCAAAGGGGTAATGTCGCCCAAACAACATACTCACGCAGTTGCTGAGGTGACGGGGCTTGCGGGTGAGTTGGAGAAGAAGTTAGACCGAAAGGGCGGCACGGTTACGGGCGACCTTGCCGTAATGGGAACCGCCTATATGCGCAGTCTGCGGCTGGAGGAGTTTCTGGAGGTCCCTGAATTTCAATACAACCGCGTCGAAACCATTGTCGGCGACCGATGGTCGGCTCCGGGCGGCGGAATCGTTGAACGAGTATCCGACGACAAGCGGTCGCTGGTCGTCAAATTAGAGGAGGGCGAAATCGGGACGCTCCGCGAGAACGATCTCTGCATGGGTGTGTTCCTCAACGCGGCGATGGACGAGCCGGAAGGCAACACGGAAGATACGGACGACAGTTTCGACAATCGCACCTATGCGGGTTTTACGACCTGTTATTTCCGGCTGACGAAGTGTCTGGACCGGGCGCGGTACTCGGAATGGGAGTATGAACTGCGCGAGGGGTATCCCTGCCGTCCGCAGGCGGCGATGAGCATTGTGGCTTTTGGCAATACGACCGATAAGGCTCGACAGAGTTCGCACTACGAGACGCGCACCTATCAGCGATTTTTAGTGGGGATGGACTCATGGGAGATTGGCTTGGAAAATATCGCCACGCAGTTCGGACAGTTAGACAATCTGATTGCGCATGGCCTCAACATGAAGGGCTATTCGGCCTATCTGAAAAATATCTATCTGCAGGGCTATCTCTCCGACCGTCTGGGCGATAGCTGGTTCGACTCGGCTTCAGGCAATCTTCAGCTTTATAATCGAGCGACGGGTTGCGGATTGAGTTTCCGAGATGGTATCTTGCGGTTTGGCCGGATAAATCCGGCAAAGCCAGATGCGGGGACGGACTTGGAAGGTCTGCTCCGGAGCGTGGCCGATACGCTCGAAACGCTGTCGCGCATCAATTCGGATGAATATGTATCTCCCGTCAAAAAGTCGTTTCTGCGGGAACGGTTGCAGGATATTCGAATGGAATACGAGCAGCTTCGGGCGAATGCTCAGTTTTGCATCAGTACATTGGGAGTTCTCATGGTGAATGGGAAGATTCGAATGGTAAATGGTCGTCAGCGCAATGTTCGTGTATTGATTGGCGAGTGGACTCCTTACGAGGAGGCGTATCTGGCCGCTGTCGCCGCATTGGAGAAATACACGCAAGTAGCATCCCCACGGGCGAAGATTTCGGCCGTATCGAAGCCTACTACGCGTCCCGGCGGCAGATTGCCAAGGTGCTCGACAAAGCGTCGAAGTCCAGCGGGAATGAGTTAAAGTACCTGAGGCAGAATTTCAAAGATATAACCACCGAGATCAATACTGGAAGCGGCGTGGCTCTCTCTGGCTTCGTCGGCGTCAAGGATGCCGGCAATATGAAAGTCGTGGCAGGCATGTCGGGGTGCTCGATGTCGGGCGTGGACGAGCGTGAGCATGGCAAGCTGATGTTCTTCGCCGGGGCTGACGGTATCCAAAATGCTGGCAAGGCAAATACCCGCATATACGAGGATGGTCATTTAGAGATCGAGAGCGGCATCTTCGGCGGCTACTCGAAGGTGCGGTTCAAACGCTTCGATGAGCCGGGGACGGATTACAACAGCACAACAGGGAAATACACCCTCAACCGGAATTTTAACCTGCTGGTTAGCGGCAATCGGTGTACAGCAAACGGCTATCAGATATGGCTATACCTACCGACCTCTGCCGATTATGTCGGCAGCGTAGTTAATCTATATGATACTCCGATTCGGACTCGAAGTTCGACAAATCTGATATTGGCAGTTGAAGACCCACAGTCCGGACTGTATTCCTCCTTAAAAAAAGATACATATGGCGGCTTTATTTCTACGCCTCGTATTGAAACATATGGTGGTATTCTACAACTTCTGGCCGTGCCGTCGATCTACTCCGGCAAATGCTGTTGACATGTTACTTATCAACTTATGTCTGAATTCAAAGTTTATGAACCTTAAAATAATCTATTATGGCAGACACCATTACTATTGCAGAACTCCCGAAGATTACGGCTTTGGCCGCGACGGATCTGATCGAGATCGACCGAAACGGAGCGGGTGCGGCCGTGACCTATGCAACGTTAGTCTCCTCGCTCTCCTCCTCGATGGGCTTGACTGGAGTACGTGAAGTCCTCGAAATTATAATCGGATAGCTATGGCGGCAGATTTCACTTCATTGGTACTCCGGCTTCAGAATGCACGGATCAAGTTAGCCTCAACCCTGCGCAGTAAAAGTGTGGCGGCGGCAGATACCGACACACTGACCGTGCTGGTCGATAAAACGGCTCTGGTGGACAGCACCACCGGCCTGAATCAGATTCGGAACGGCTATCAGTTGTTTCGGGGCAATACGACGCTGACGCGCTTCCCGGAGTTCGACACCTCGGTATTCGATTCGATGTATCAGATATGCTATGGATGCACGGCTTTGGAGAGTGTCGCGGCACTTAACACGAAGAAGGTAAATAATATGATGTATGCCTTCTATGGCTGTTCAAATCTGGTCGAGATCGGAGACATGGACACGTTGGGTATCTCCTCTGCGTCCGAGATGTTTCATGGGTGTTCCAAGCTGCGAAAGATTGCGAGGCTGAACTTCAGCAATGTTACGTCGCAGATCACGACGACCTTCGTGTCGTGCGCCGCGTTAGAGGAAGTAGTCTTCGAAGGTGTTATTCATGTAGATATCGCCATGAACGGATGTCCGAAGCTGACGGTGGTCAGCCTGCACTCGTTGTTAAATGTGCTTGCATCCGGCATATCGGGGCGTGAATGTAATATCGGCTCGAAGAACCTGGCGAAACTCACTGCCGCACAGAAAGCAATTGCGACGGGGAAGGGGTGGGTATTGATCTAACACTTATAATACAGTTTAATACAAATCATCCCAATCGATGCAAAAGCCGCTTACATTAGCTTCGGCCCATCGGAGATAAGATTCGTTTTCAGCTTTAACCTCTGCAATGGTTTTACCTTTGTACTTACCGAATTTGATTGTGTCGGATGCCTTTAATTTATCATTAGGTTTCGGTTCCAGTGTTTCCTGTTCATCAAAATCAGGCGTTGTAGACGGCTCGCCTATTACATTAACCAGCACCCATCCGCCACAACCGCCGCATGGAATAGGCTGGGGTGCAGTTGCATCTTTTTTGCACCAATGACTCTCGGCTCGTTCGCCATTACGCAGGTAATAACCCCAAGCGTGGCCCTATTCGCCTTTCGGGGCGATTTTTGTCACCAACACCGACTGATTCCGATACCAGTCTGATACTCTGCCATCAGGAAACCGTCTCACTTCAAATGGAAGAGCACGGCCTATTTGGTAGTATATTTTGAATATATTATCCTTTGGATACATAAGTAAAGATTTATTTTTCGCCCTCTATCGCCACCTTGATCACTCCATCCTGTTTGTTCTCGAAGAGCCGGTAGGCCTCCTCGATCCGGCTCAAGGGGAAACGATGCGTGATGAGCGGCGTTGTGTCAATCTGCCCAGCCTCGATCAGTCGAAGGATTTCGGCGCAGTCGCAGCCGTCCACACCGCCGGTTTTGAAGGTGAGATTCTTGCCATACATATCGGGCAGAGGCAGCAACTACGGTTTGTCATAGAGCGCAACAATGGTCACAACCGCATTGGGACGGGCGCACTCCCACGCCAAACGGAATGTGTCGTCCGCTCCGGCGACCTCCAGCACCACATCGGCTCCTCCGTGGTCGCTGTGACGCAGTACGAACTCCCGGCAGGTCTCCGACTCAGTCACTAACACTTCGGGATAATGCTCCCGCACGAAACGGATTCGTTCGGGCGACTTTTCGCAGACGATGATGCGTTTTGGACGCTTGAGCATAACACAGAGCAAGGTGCAAATTCCCGTCGGACCTGCACCGATAATCAGGACAGTATCCTCCTCTTTAATCTCCGAGATACGGGCGGCCCAATAGCCTGTCGCCAGCACATCGCCCACCAAGAGGGCTTGCTCGTTGCTCACGCTGTCGGGGATGCGATTCAAACCCTGATTGGCGAAAGAAACCCGGACATACTCCGCCTGCCCGCCATCGATCCGGCATCCCAACGCCCAGCCGCCGTTCGGATCGGTACAATTATTCACATACCCATTGCGGCAAAAGAAGCATTCGCCGCAGAAGGTTTCGACGTTAACCGTCACCCGGTCGCCGGCTTTGACCGACATCACGGCGGCGCCGCCCTGTTCCACCACGCTCACCATCTCGTGGCCGACGGTAATTCCCGGCACGGCACGGGGCACACTGCCGTGTTTGATATGCAGGTCGCTGGTGCAGATGCTGCCGAGGGTAACGCGCACAATGGCGTCGCGCGCATCCAGCAGCGTGGGCTTCGGCTTTTCCCGCAATTCAAATTTTCCGTGTTCGACGTAGGTGTAGGCTTGCATGGTCAGCATGATTCTTTGAACAAAGTTAGAAAATTCTGATGAATCTGGGGCTGAGCAGGTCTAAATATACAAGACAACAGAAGAATGTACTTTTTACATTGCAACGACAGCATCTCCCTATTAATTTGCTATCTTTGATGGAAAATAGCTTAGCATGAAGGGTCGATCCTATTATTCCAACCACATTGAACAATTTTTACAGGACAATTCCCAACAGATTTTGGGGACTCTTTGCCAAAATCACTCTTTTAATGTAGAGGAATTGCAGAAAAATGCCTGGATCGATCAGATCGCAATTTTGAAGCAAGCGTTGCAAAATATACAGTCGGCTCAGCTTATTTTTGAGTATTCCATTCCTCGCATGGGAAAGCGGATCGACAATGTGCTTCTCTACAAAGGAATTATTTTCGCCATTGAATTTAAGGTTGGAGACAGTAAATACCACGCACATGCTATTGACCAGGTAATTGATTATGCGACCGATCTGAAGAATTTCCACGAGCAAAGTCACAACCGCACGATCGTCCCGATTTTGGTGTCTACTGAAGCTGCCGCAAGAGATAACCAGATCATATGCTCAGAGGATCAGATCTCAAACATCATCCTGTGCAACAAGCATAATTTGGGATACCACATTGCAGCCCTCGCAGCACATCTTGCCCAACCAGAGATAGAAACCATAACTTGGGAAAATTCAATTTACAAACCAACACCTACTATCATCGAGGCGGCCCAAGCGTTGTATCAGGGCCATAATGTTTCTGAAATCTCGCGCTCCGATGGCGGCGCCGTGAATTTAAGCAAGACAGCAGATGCCATCAATCGAATCATCGAGCATTCCAAAACAAAGAACAAGAAATCCATTTGCTTTGTCACGGGTGTTCCAGGTGCAGGAAAAACGCTTGCAGGGCTCAATATTGCCAACGAACGGCACAAATTCCAAGATGAGGAACATGCCGTATTCCTGTCGGGGAATGGTCCGCTGGTAGATGTATTGCAAGAGGCTTTGGCGCGCAACGATTCAAAGAATACGAAATGCAAGATTGGAGAGGCACGCAAAAAAGCAAAATCATTCATACAAGTTATCCACCATTTCCGCGACGACGCATTAAAAGTCTCCACTCCGCCCATCGAAAAGGTTGTGGTGTTCGATGAATCTCAACGTGCCTGGACGTTGGAGCAAACCTCCAAGTTCATGAAAACAAAGAAGGGAATCGATGATTTTAACCAATCCGAGCCCAACTTTCTGATAAGCATCATGGATCGCCATCACGACTGGGCAACCATTATCTGCCTGGTGGGCGGTGGACAAGAGATCAATAAGGGTGAGGCGGGATTGCCTGAGTGGTTTGAGGCTTTGCGAACAAATTACACGAATTGGGATATCTATACCTCACAGGAGATTGCACAAAACGAATACACGCGAGGTGCAGATTTCTCGCATATAGTGGATGGGCTCAACATCAGCTACATTCCAGAGCTTCATCTCAGCACCTCCATTCGGTCGTTTAGAAGCGAGCATGTCTCTCATTTTATTAAATCATTGCTCGATAATGAAATAGAGGCTGCATCCAATATCTACAAGCAGTTATCCTCAAAATACCCAATCGTCATTACACGAGATCTTGAAACCGCTAAGCAATGGCTGCGACAACGCGCTCGTGGCACGGAGCGAATTGGCATGATCGCCAGCTCTGGAGCTGCGCGACTAAAGCCTTGCGGCTTATGTACCCAAATCAAGATCAATGCTTGTAATTGGTTTTTGAATGGCAAAGACGATATTCGCTCTTCCTATTATTTGGAAGATGTAGCTACTGAATTCGACATCCAAGGGTTGGAGCTTGATTGGATATGTGTGGCATGGGATGCAAATATGCGATATAACAAAGAGTGGATATACAAACAGTTCAAAGGGACACGTTGGTTAAACGTGAACAGTGCCGAGGGATTGTTATATCTCAAGAATGCCTATCGAGTCTTGTTATCACGAGCACGTCAAGGTATGGTGTTGTTCATCCCTGCCGGCGACCCAAATGATCAGACTCGCCTACCAGCGTTTTATGACGGGGTTTATCAATTACTCACCAAGCAAATTGGAATAAAAACGATATAAATAGAGTGGGCAAACAGGATGGAATTGTAAAATTCCTATCTTTGCAATAAATTCTTTTGATTATGAAATGGATTGAGGCCATCAAACAGGTGCTGCAAGAGGAAGGACAGCCATTGCATTATACAGCGATCACGAAAAAGATCATCGAAAAAGGCTATCGCGACAAGGATAAGTTGGGGATGACCCCGGCCGATACGGTCAGTATGTTTATTACAACCGATAAAACAGGCGCGTTCGAGCGGGTCAGCAAAGGGGTTTATAAATTAGCTGCCGCACCTCTGGATACGACTCCATCCGTTGAATCGGAGTCCAGGTCCTACGAAGAAGAGATAGAAAACACCTACAACAAATACCGAGAACAATTGGCCAAAGACCTCTTGGCTTACATCCGAAGCAAGAAAGATCAATCCTCATTTATGGAGCAGCTTGTCATCGATCTGCTGTTAGCAATGGGATATGGTGCTTCCGTAGAAGATGCTGGAGCCGTAATTGGCAAGAGCCACGACGGAGGCGTCGACGGCGTAATCAAAGAAGATAAGTTGGGTCTTGAGGAAATCTATGTCCAAGCAAAGAACTGGGAGGCGAACATCGGCAACCACGAAATCAACAGTTTTATCGGGGCATTGGTCAACAAAGGGGCACGCAAGGGCATCTTTATCACGACGTCCAAATTCACAGCCTCCGCTCAGAAAGTCGACCCCAAGAATACAAATAGGATAAAACTGATTGACGGAGAACGCCTTGTGCAATTGATGATCGATTATAATATCGGCATCCAAAACGTCAAGACATACTCCATCAAGAAAGTCGACCGCGAATACTTCAACGGCGACGCGGCTTCCAAGTAGTATACTGGTAGTTATTAGCCTCTGCCAAGCCCCGGCCAGCAGTGTTTTCTTGGCAATCTGCACCGGGTCGATCTCGCCTTTGACGATCTGAATCAGCAGTTCGTTCTAAGTGGAGTTGAACAGAAATTCGGGGTTCATTTCATCCTCAAGTTCGATCTGGTTTGTAAGTTATGTATTCATAATTTGCTGTGTTTTAAGTGTTTGTTTATCGTATGACAAAGATGGCATCACTATTCGGAACACGCAAGTTAATTCGCATCTATTTTCAGATATAACACACTTATTTACAACACTTTAATAGTTTACAACAATCCATCTTCCTGCTTGCGGCGGGAGACTTTTGATGCGGTGATCGTGCGGTTAAGACGGTGGATTTTCCAGCCGTATTCTGCGGCGAACTTTTCGATCTGCGGGTGCGGGAACATGGTCAGCATAAACCTGCCTTTGACTTCGGCGAGGATGGTGAGCAGTCTTTCGAAGTCCGCCTCGTTGAAGGTTCCATTATAGTGGCCGCAGTCGCTGCCGACATACGGAGGATCTACGAAATGAAAAGCACCTTCGCGGTCATAGCGGGTGATTACGCGCAGGCCGTCTTCGCATTCAACTGTGACGCGACCGAGTCGTTCGCACAGTTCCTCAGTGAAGGCTTCCTTGCCGTTGCGGAGCTTCTGAGTGGTGGCGCCGCTGCGGTCGTAACCGAACGTGCCGTCGATCATCGATGCGAAGCCTAACTTGGTGCAGACCCATACGGCCCATGCCCGGTCGACGGGGGCGAAGAACGAGGGATGCTCGTTGATGTGCCGGGCGTGTGCATGAATCTCCCGGCTGTGGAGTGTCGCATCGATCATCTCCTTCAGGGCTGGGTACTGCGTTTTGGCTACTTTATAGAAGTTCACCATCTCGACGTTGGTGTCGTTGATCACCTCACATTCGACGGGCTGTTTGGCAAACAGCACGGCACAGCCGCCGCAGAAGGCTTCGGTATAGAGCGTATGCTCCGGAATCAGCGGTCGGATATGCTTCAGGAGCATCTGCTTGCCGCCGTAGTAGGAAATCGGAGTTTTGAGTTTTGTCATGGTATTAACATAGTTTAATAAATAGAAGAATAAGTAACAGCAGGCCCGCCAACGCTGTCGCCCACTTAAGCCACACGGTTCCGCTTGAGGGTTTTTCTTCGATCTGCACCTGTTCGTCGCGGCGGGCGGCGGTATTGATGCGACTGCGGGAGATGCTGTCCGTTGCGGTGGTTTTGTCGATCTGAGCGGTGGCTTCGGTGTAGGTAATCCGCTTGATCGGCTGACGCACAGGAATTTTCGGCGGCAGGATAGCCCGGAGCGTATCCGGCAGGTCGAGGGGAGGGGTGAGGAACCTTGTCCGGAGGATAGAATTCGACGACGGTCTGCCAGAGTGTCCCGAAGCGGCTTTCAACCTCTCTGCGGATTAACTCGGTGAGTGTCGTGTCGGACGTTTCGATCTGCTCTCGGCTCGTTGTCTGCGTCTGGCGCAGAGGTGCACAGGAGCAGACCAAAGTCATTACTGCGATAAGGGTTGCGGTTTTATGCATGCTTTCATTGCTTTGATTCGTTCTTTGCGTTCATCCATTATCGGTTCTTGTTGAGGCAGCACCGGGAACTCCCACGGCAGAGGGAACATCTCGGTCATCGGCAGGCGGTCTTTCTTGTCAAGCTGAATGCATGTTGCCACCCACACCGCCCATCGTTCGCGCTCCCATTCCTGCCGCCGCTTGGTCTGCTCTCCGGCGATCCAGCCGAGCCATGTGTAGACAAACTCGGCGAGAGTGAGTGCGGCGAATGCCTCCGGCGCAAGCCCCATCTGTCCGACGGCGATGGCAAACCATCGCTCGTAGGTTACTTTTTGCTGCGGCCCTTCTTCGGGCCGTGTCCGTTTGGGCCGCCGGCCATATCCCCCGGCTTATCGGTCAGCGGAGTGATGCTCTCCATGAAGATTTCGGAGACGGTGAGGATCAGCTCCGGCTCTTCGTCGAAGATATCCCAGACTTGGCTGTCCGAGTAGCGGCGTTCGCTGTTCGCACGCCGCGCTCCGTCGTTGAGGCCCGTGACGGTGAGCGCGACAATGGAGTCGAGAGAGCCGAGCGCTTCTGCCGAGGATCGGTAGACTCGAAGTCGGCATTCTGCGCTTTGGTAAAGTCACAGAGCGCACGAAGGCCGAAATGGATCGGGCAGGCCACGCCCTGAATGGTAATCTCTTTCATAAGGATTAGTTGGTTAGTGTGACGGGAGTGAGGTTGGCCTTCGGCCTTCCTCATCCGCGCCTCGGCAATGCTCAAGTAAGCTTGGCATTGCTCTCGACTTGTTCGAGGTTACCACTCCCTGTGAGCGAATAACTGTAGGTGGCGTTGTCTCCGGCGGGTGCGCCGAGCGAGAAGGTGGTGATGTAGGCTTTTCCGGTGTAGTGCTTCGAGAGTCCCGCGAGGGGCGACTTGATCACTACGTCGACGAGCTTCTTCGAAAAGACGATGCCCAGCACATCTTCGGGGGTGTGGGCATTTTGAATGCTGTCGTCGACCACGACCAGACCGTCGCCGTCTGCTCCGCCTGTCGGCGTTCCATCTCCTCGAAACGTTCTTCCTGTGTGACTCTGCGGTCGGCCAGCAGGGTGTCCCACCGCTGCTTCTCCTCGGCGGTCATCTCCCGACCGTCGGTTGTTTTGTAAAGCTCGTCGATCTCGGTAAAGACCGTCGCTCGCTTCTCGCGTAATTCTTTGAGTTTACCCATGATTTTAATCGGATTAAGATGTTGTTACGGGCAAACTTAAACCGCCCCTGACACCCTCATATGAGACATTGTCCCATTTCAGGCAACAGGGGCGACATGAAAGGATCGGTGTGCGTCCGGCGAGGCTATTTGTTTGCCAACCTCAACACGTCCACAAGTCGATCCTGCGACTGGCTTTTGGCCGTCGCAACATCCTTGTCGGGTTGTTCCTCCTCTTGGCTTTCTACGGGAGGGTTGCCGTTTTCTTCGGGAGTACCCGGCGTGGGTGGAGCATCTGCGTCCGGCGCAGAATCGGTCTCCAGCTAAAGCAACCGCAGATATTCGGCCTTACGCTCTTCCAAATGCCGAACGGATGCCTCGGTGTCTTTGTAGGCCGAATAGACCACAAGGGCCACGTCGTATAGCTTCGACACGCTCAAAATAGTACGCTGGTCATACTTGAATCCGTTCTTCTCGTCTGCATAGAGCCACTCGTCCTTGCCGACGATGAACCGGAAGGAGCATTGGCTGATATCCCCGCGCCGGAGCAGTTCCACCATATTATTGCCGGTGGTGGTGTTCGGAGCATCAAATTCGAAGCGCAGGCCAACCTCGTCCACCGAGAGCGACAGCGTCTTGCTGGATGTCCGGGCGAGGATGTCGTCCACATTGTGATTAAAGCACATGATCGCGTCGGTCGTGTCGCAGTCGTCGAACGCCCTGCTACAGATTTGTTCGATGAACCAGCCGTATATCGGCTCCGACCAACAGTCGAATTTGGCCGCATAGCCTGTAACCGTGCGGCCAGCGGACGCCCCGTTGCGCTGCTCGATCCGGATATCAGAAAGCTGGCATCTGAGTTCCACCTCCCCATTATTGATTTTTCTTGATTCCATCTTTATTTATAGCTTGTTTAACAGTCTGCATATTCATCTGAACAAAGTATTCGTCGCCACCCTCGTAGGCGTTCATATTTTCGAGGTTGCGGATTTCGTTGACGATCATTGCCCCGACGAAGTTCATATTCTTGTAGAATTCGCTCCGCGTCTTGGCGTCACCCCGGAGCAGGCCGTTCAGCGAGAAGAGGTAGTAATATTCATCGAATTCGTCGTGCCGGAGCAGCTTGCGATTGAATTCCTCTTCCAGCCGGACGAGGTATGGCATCAGGCAGTAGCGCACGCATTCCATCGCCTGATCCTCGATGTTGTTGTTGGTCGAGCGTTCCAGATCGGCGATCATGTGCGGCGGCACTCCATATATGGTGGCGATTTCGGTCTTTTGGAATTTACGCGTGGCGATGAATTAGGCATCCTCTGGCGGTATCGATATCCACTCGTAGGTCATGCCGCCTTCGAGCAGCAACGGGAGGTGAGCCTTATGCTGTCCGATGGATTAGGCGAGCAGATCCTTTTTCAATCGCTCGTATGCCTCCGGCTTGAGTGTCGAGAGGTATTTGAACACTCCGGACATATTGCCGCCTTGATTGAAGAACATCTCGCCGTACTGCTGCGCCGAGACGGAGAGCGCGAGGTTGTCGCGGTGGACGGCAATCGGACTTTTGCCCTTGTAGCCGTTGGTCGAGAGGCCCTTCAGGTGGATCATGTCGTCGGCGGGAAGTATCTCGCCGCTATCCAGCCGGTAGAACAGTTCTTCGTTATCGGTCAGCACAGGCTCGACCTTCGCCGGATGGTAATATTTGAGCCTCAACGGGCGATATTGCTTATCCCGGTAGATCTGCGCATAGTCGTTTCCCCACAGCGAGCAGAAGATCATCAGAAAATGCATCAGGTCGAAGCGGGTGGAAAAGCTGTTCGGCGTTTAGAGTATCCGGCCCGAAGGGTGGCCCTTCTGTCGCTCCCGCCCATGATCGGTTGGCGGTACAGGTGGATCGGCAGAATGCCGACGGTTTCCGAGAGGATCCGCACGCAGGCCCAAACTGCGGTCAGCGCCAGCGAGGACTCCTGAGTGATGGCCGGGCTGCTGGTCTTGTCGGCAGTCAACGCTTTATTGACCGCGTTCTCAAACTCGTCGGAGAGTATCCGGCTCTCGTCCCGTGGTATCCTGTTTGTTCTTTCGGCAAACATAAGATGCGGATAAACTGTAGTCATGAGACAATATCCCTGTTTCAGATACGCTCCAGCGGCGTCATCTCAAAGTCGGTGTCCGAGGTCATGATCTCGAACTCTACCTTCTACAAGCTTTGGGAAACCCTCATAATTATCAAGCAGAAGCTACACTCATTCTTTTTGAACATAGCTGATAAATGATGTTTCTGCTTTACTTAAAAATCGTCAGATTTTGTGGATGTATTAGCAACTGTATGTCTATCTCCTACTATATTAACTCGTTAAGACTATCCTCAAATTCATTCATTTTTACTTGGCTATTAAAGAACGGCATCCCCCAAACAATATATTTTTGATCCTTCCAAAGTTGCTCTAATTGATGTTCTTCCTTTAATGAAAGCAAGAACTTTTCTTTCCATTCATCTCGTAGTATAAGATGCTGTCCTTTGGGCTCAATGAAGATTTGGTAATGAACTGCTTCTCCTGAATTATGATTTAGAAGAAATAAAACGAAATCGGGTTCTAAGGGTCTGCCATCTTCAAAATTGTATATTTTGAAGAATCTCTCGTTTCTCACAAGATATATTTCATCGTATTGGAGTTTGAGATTTTCATACACCTTATCGATGTATTTTATCAATAATTTTTCTTCGGATGTGCCAAAACAATCATCGAATACATACCAGTTTTTGCTGCTTAAATCCAAGTAATAGTTAGTCTCTGCCGGATTGATCATAGACCGGCCAAATTCTGCGTCACCGTTTTCATTCAGAGAAAAGTTTAAAACTTTATCCTTAATGCGGTCTTTGAACATATACGGTTTAAACTCTTTACTTCCTTTAAACTCTATTCTATCTGAGGCTAATATTGGAGCAATCTCTTCCAATACTTTTATAGAAGCTTCTAATTTTTCCTCTTGTGATAGATTCTTAATTTGCTGCGGCAAACCAGAAATATCTAATTTGACTTTACCTAAATAATCATTAGAGGTAATAAATTCAGTAACAGAATTCAAGTTAGGCAGTAAGGTTTTGAGATTTGAAAATTGGTAAAACTCCAATCTATTCAGGGCTTTACGAATAATATTCTCTCCGAAATCTGCTAATTTGTATTCTTTCTCTTTCCTTTCTATCAGGGCCGCTTCAGTATCACTGAAAACCACACTTGATTTAGAGTAACCCGTTTTTAAATTAACTTTGTGCGTTTGCTCTATTATACTCGATTTGAGGCTGAAAATATCCTCACGATTATATTTCTTTTGCTCATTGAGAAAGATAAATCCTACCTTGTAGAAAGGTGTATCTTTAAACTCCGGCTTAAGTTTAAGGGGGCGCTCAATGGTTTGTTTTGCTTTGATACCGATTTCTACGAGCGCCGTATTTAACTCTTGAATATACTTAGGATTATATGCACTGTGATAATATAGTTCTTCGCAAATTCGCAGTTCGTTGGTAGTGTCATCATCGAATTTTCGACCAAAGTAAGGTTGGTCTTCGGTTATTTGAAAAGGACAATATCTTGCGCCTCGACCAATTAATTGAGCTTCGGCCATTGTCGTTTTCCCCGGCTTCCCGGCTTTTGCATCACGAGTATCGTATAAGCGGACAATATCAAACAGATTTAATACATCCCAGCCTTCATTCAGTTTATCTACCGCAAAAACGGCCCGGTACTCGTTGGACTCGTTTTCTAATGAGTTTACTGCTAATTGCTTTTGCTCACTTTCATCTTTGCTATTTACTGAAATCAATTTCTCTTCAGAAAAATCTTCTTTTAATTCGGTTATAAGATTATCTAAAGTAATATGATTGGCGTCTAAATATTGAAAGACTCTCTCGATTACTTCATCGGGCTTGGACTGTTTTATTTTTTCTAATTGAGAAACTTTCAAGTTTTTGATGCCATTTTTAAATTCCTCGAAAAACGACCGGCTTTCATTGATCGTTTTCGATTTGAAGAGAATAACCGGCTTGATGAGCTTTTTGTGTTTTTGGAATATCTTACGCCTATACTGGCTTAACAAGACCCCTTGCAAGGCCCTGTCAAATTGAGAGATATCGGCTTGGAGTACTTTTACTTCTTTGGAATAACCGTCTTTCCGGAATTGCTTTAATGGATAATCAAAAATTAGCTTGTCGTTGTATTTTTTGGCGATCTCCGGCAGCGCTAAATCGACGGTAGCGGTGAACTCTAATAAGATATTATCGCGATTCGCATTGAAAATGCGGTTCACGGTTCCTTCCCAGCTGATAATTTCTTCGGCCTCTTCAGCACTCAATTCCCCTTTCTTCGTTTCTGCATTGATATGGTGGGCTTCATCGGAAATGAGAACTATTTTTTTATCTTCAAAATCATCGTAAGTAAGACTGTTTTCTTTAGGGGTATTAAGTCTTGTATGAAGTCCTTGTATGGTAGAGAACACAATATTAATATCATCCTGATTAGCTGTCTGAAAGTTCTCTACTTCCTTTATGTTGATTTGTTTGTCGCCAATAGTTACCGTTTCAGAAAAGAGATATTTTGATGATCCGGTATTGAAAAAATTATCCTTGGTTTTTTCAATGATGTTGGTGCTATTCACGAAGAACAGAAAGTTACGGTAGCCTTGCTGGTATAAGTACACGATAAGCCCGGCCATGACAAGCGTTTTTCCGCTACCGGTGGCCATATGATAAAGCAACTGGGTGGGAACACCTCTGGGGCGGTCATGGTATTCGGTCCAAAAATAAACAAACCGGCCAAAAGCTTCCTGCTGGTATGGGCGTTGCCCGTAACCATTTTTCAAATTGGAATATATGTATCCGGGAACTCGATTCCGGTAAAAATCGGGGCCACCAAATTTCAATGCCGCACTGAGTGTGTCATTTAACGTCTGTAACATACTGTCATACTTCTTTAAGTACAGGAACAAGCGAGCTTAATTCTTGTAATTGAGCGATTGTGACATCCCATTTTGGATAATGTACTGGTCTGTTCTTTAAAATGGTCCCTTTTGCATGAAATTGGGCATTTTGCATGAACTCAATTTTGGTCATCCAACCAACAATATATAAAGTTCGTTTACCATTATTTGTTGTGTGCATTTTTGAAAAGACATAAATATCTGCAGGTCTTGGTATTTGCTCCTGTGTCACTTCGCATCGCCAATCGTCTTGGGGTATATAAAATACCTCTTGAGTTTTAACATCAATGACCTGATTATTGCAACCTGAAAAATCACCATGATCAGGAGTATTCCCAATCTCCTCGCCTAAATATTCTATTTCAATCTCATTTTGCCGACACCACTCCTTAAAAGCAAACTCCCCAATATATCCAATTGCTATCTTCTCTATTCGTTGTTTATCATCTAGACGTATGTCTCGCTTATATTCTGTTTTAATACGAATTTCAGCTCTTCTGTTCGCTTCAGCCCAGCTTTCTGCAGAACATGCCCATTTAAAAGCATTTACAAACGACGCCATTATTTTATAATTTGATTGTAAAAATTATGATTTTGCTTGATAGTTTCAGAGGTAAGGCCAAAATCCGTATCTGCGATTTCAGAATAATTAACATACAAATTATTCAAATCGAAACATTCCAATAGAAATTGATAACAATCTTCAAACGACACCTCATCAAATGCATTCTCAAATGCTTCTATATGTTTTCGCTCTATTCTATAACTTAGGAAAGACGAGTTTCTGAACATAGCGTATATTCGCCACAAATCCTCCTTTGTTTTGGCAGTGGTTAATGCCGATAATGCAAATTTCTTATTTTCCAATAATTCTATATAAACAAAAGAACTGCATTTTTTCAGCCTTTCTTTTGCAATATCTATCGTGTTATCCATTTGCTCGATCGTAATATATCTCCTACCCAGAGAAGATGCCACATATGCTGTACTTGCACTTCCTCCGAAAAAGTCCATCACGATGTCGTTCTCATTGGAAGTGGCTTTAATAATCCGTTCCAATAATTTAAATGGCTTTTCGGTATTGTATCCTGTTCTTTTTAAACCATCAACTTTGAACCGTGAAGTTACTGCAAACTCCCACCAATCTTCGGGAATTTTGCCTTTATTGGTGTACCCTTCACTGACATTTTTATTCATTTCCCCATTAAATCCACCGGAATGTACTTCAGATTCCACCCTAATATCATCGCTATTAAAAATCCAGCTATCACCCTTACCATACCAAAGTATATTATCATGTTTACGACTGAATTGTCGCATTCCTGGGGATCCAGGGCCTGTATAACACCATATAATCTCATTAATGAAGTGTTCTCGACCAAAAATCTCATCCATTAATATTTTACAATAATGAGCTTCATTATGATCTAAATGGACAAATATAGAACCATCCGGCGCTAAGAGTTCTTTTGCGATCTCCAGGCGGTTTTTCATAAATGTCAACCATGTAGAATGGGTAAATTTGTCGTTATA